GAAAGCAAATTAAATAATATGAATCCAATATCAACAACATCACAATGGAATTATTTGCGTGAGTTAAGAATTAAAGAAACATTAATGAATAAAGAGCAACAAAATGAATTGCTAAATGCTTATTTCAACAAAAAAGAGGATCCAAAAGAAAAGATATACAATTACATAGATTTATCAAAATATCATAGAAATAAAGAACTATTAGAAAAACAAAATTATTAAAAAGTAAAAAAATGGAAACGAAAGCAATTAAAACAAATAAGAACACTTGGAGAGAAGTCTATAAATCTGACTTTTTAGCAAGTTGGGATTTAGATGAAAAGAATGAAATACTTACAATATCTGAATGTGCTTCTGAGATGTGTAAACTTTCAAGAGGAAATGAAGAAAAAGTAGTAGTTCGATTTGTTGAAAAAAAATTATCAAATGGAATTGATGTTAAACCAATGATTTTAAACCCAACAAATAGCAAATTAATTCATTTAGCAACAGGCACAAATAATTTGAATTCTTGGATAGGTTTGAGATTAGAATTAGGGATAAAATTAAATACTGGAAAAATAGGAAACTCGCAAGGTTTGTCAATTTTAAGAGTTTTAAAAGGAATTACTGAAAGAGTATTTACAGATGAAGAAAATAAAATAATCACTAAAATATCAGAATGTAAAACGATAGATGAACTAAATAATCTTTATAGTAAAGATTTAGCTCCTTATATAGTTGCAATTTTCACAAAAAGAAAAAATGAAATATTAAAATTACAGTTAAATGGAAACGCAAGTAATTAATTCAAAACCAAAAGGAGTTTTTTCCGCAAGTACCATTAGCCAACTATTGGCTGGTGGTACTGGAAAAACAAAACAATCTTTAATTTATGAAAATTGTTTAAATATTTTGGGATTAAAAGAGGATTTTCAAAATGATGCAATGCGACATGGTATTGCAACTGAAGAAAATGCTTTTGAATACACTGTTAAACCATTATTTGATAACGCAATTTATCAAAGTAATATATATATTCCAATAAATGAAAATTGCGGGGCAACTCCCGATGTATTAATAGGGAATGATGTTTTAGACATTAAATGCCCTACATTAGAAAAGTTTCATTCCTATTTATGGAACGTGCCTAAAGCGTATAAAGACCAATTACAGATGCAGTTATTAGCAACTGGTGGAGAAAAAGCATATTTACTTTTTTATCTTTCGAAACCTGTAACATTTGACAATGCAGATACTTGGAATGAGTACGAATTTTCAAACTTTGACGACAACTATATTTTAAAAGAATTTAACAAAGATAATGAAGTTCAAGAAAATATTTTAAAAGCAATTGAAGAAGCCGTACCAATTAGAAATGAAATATTAGAAATGCTTATGAACGCTCCTATGTTAGATTTAAAATATTTATGTGATTATACTAAAACAGGAGGTCAATATGCAAAATTAAAAGAAAGTAATAATATTTTAAAGTCTGATATTTTCAGATTTGATGATAATTTTTACTACTTCAAAAATAAATAAATAAACAATTAAATAAATAAACAAATGGCATTAGAATTAAAAGGGAAGATCCACTTTATAGGGCAAACAGAAACAGTAGGAAACAATTTCACAAAAAGAGTTTTAGTTATTAAAACAGAGGAAAATCCACAATATCCTCAATATCCTGCGATTGAATTTCAAAAAGACAAAACGGCATTGTTGAACGGTTTGACATTAGGGCAAGAGGTAAATGTATCAATCAACATAAATGGAAAAGCAGAGCCTTACAATGGTAGGTATTTCAGCTCTATTGTAGGTTGGAAGATTAGTAAAATAGAAGCATTTTAATAATTAAAAATAAACGAACTAACGGCAAATCGTTTTTCTTATGAAAGCAATGGTATCGACTTTTAGAATTTTTAAAAGTTTTGACAGAGCAACCAATAGTTTTAGAATTAGGATTTGTCAATTAGTATCAGATTTTTAAACTTATAAATTATTAAAAAATGAAAAATAAAGGATATTTAGGAATAGGAATTATGAACCCAAAAACAGAAATGAATGGAGGTAGCCTTTCTATTTCGGATATAAAGGAACGTTTAGATAATTGCATTGATTTATACACCGATTTATTCTGTAAAAAACAAGGTTGTTATGCGGATGGTTGGATTGGCAATATAAAAGGCGGAATTAATTGTTTTTCAGACGCCTATTTATCTTTTGAAGATATAAGAATAGATTTAGAAATGAACTCTCCAAAAGGAGCAATATGGGATTGGTATTGGGATAATGTAGAGAATAACAAAAAAGCAATTAATTACTATTCTTATGTTTTAGGACTTCGTATTTCAGATATAAAAGAGGAACGTTGCGACAATCATTTTTGCGATAAAGGCAATATGTTAAAAAAACCTGATGGCGAACATTTCGGATGTGAATGTATCCCTAATCGTGATTAAGGTTACTGCTAACTCCTACGGATTGGATAAGTGGTGGAATTATACCTACAAAAGCCGATTATAATTACTAATGTTCAATAAAAAAATAAAAATATGATAGAATCACTAAATTCCCAATTTTGCCAAACCGACGTTGTTTGCAGTACAGGTAGTTACTTGGATTTTTTGGAGAAGAAAAGACACTCAATTGGGGACTTTGGATTTAAACCAAATTACATTCCTGAAATAGCTTTTGATTTTCAAAAAGCAATTATTGAAAAATCAATAATGAAAGGTCGTATTGCTGTTTTTGCTGATACTGGATTAGGTAAAACTTTAATTCAATTATCAATTGCAAAAAACATAATACAGCACACCAATAAAAAAGTATTGATATTAACACCTTTAGCTGTTGCTTTTCAATTCATTTTAGAAGCTGAAAAATTAGGTATAGATGATATTGAATACTCAAAAAATGGAGTCCATACCAAAAAAATAGTAGTGTGTAATTATGAAAGGTTACATTACTTTAATGAAAAAGATTTTATTGGAGTGATATTGGATGAAAGCAGTATTTTGAAAAACTTTGATGGATCAATTAAAAATAAAATTACTTCATTTATTAAAAAAGTTCCTTATCGTTTTTGCTCAACTGCAACCCCAAGCCCAAATGATTATATTGAATTGGGTACAAGTAGCGAAGCACTCGGATATTTAGGATATACCGATATGCTTACAAGGTTTTTTAAGAACAATAAAGGAAGCATTGAAGTAAGGAATGCAGGAAGTGAATATTATTTAAAACCCCACGCTGAAAAAGACTTTTGGCAATGGGTTTCACAATGGGCAATATCAATAAGAAAACCAAGTGATTTAGGTTTTAGTGATGAAAAATACAAATTACCAAAACTTATAGAAAACCAACACCAAGTAAGGAATGAAAGCCCTTTGGCTATTAATGGGCAAACATCATTATTTAATTTCCCTGCTGTGAATTTCTTTGAAATAAAAGCCGAAACACGAAGCACTTTAGAACAAAGATGTGAAAAGGCTGTGGAGTTAGCTAATGCACACGAAACAAGTGTTTACTGGGTTAATTTGAATGATGAAGCAAAATTGATTAATCAATTAGATAATTGTGTTGAAGTAAAAGGCAATATGGATATTGATAAAAAAGAAGAAATACTTTTAGCATTCTCGAAAGGCGAAATAAAAAAGCTAATTACAAAAACTTCAATAACTGCTTTTGGTTTGAACTGGCAACATTGCAACCATACAACTTACTTTCCAACTTATTCTTATGAGCAATATTACCAAGCAATAAGAAGGTTTTGGAGGTTTGGACAAAATAATGATGTTTATGTTGATTTGGTTTTAAGTGATGGACAAACCCGAATAATGGAAAGCCTACAAATCAAAAAAGAAAAGGCAAATGATATGTTCACAAAACTATCTGAAAATGTAAACAGCATTTACGAAATACAAAAAAAAGAATTTACAAAAGAAATTTTGCTACCTAATTTTATTTAACTACATTTGCAGGACTTTAATATAAATAAGCAAATGGATAAGGAATATTTAATAGAAGAGTATTTGGTAAAAAAACGCACTTGTAATGATATTGCGAAAGAAGTTAAAAAAAACCCTAAAACTATTTGGAGCTGGTTAAAAAAATATGGCATTGAAACAAGGTCAAGAGGTGGGGCAAGTACTTCTGGTAGTTTTAAAACGGGTTCCGATTTGTGGATAGGTAAAAAGCATAAACAGGAAACAAAGGACAAAATTAAAAACGCAAGAATTAAAGATGGACACGTACCATACTTAAAAAATGGAGAACATTGGCTAAAAGGAATTTCAAAAGAAAATCATCCAATGTATAATGGTGGATTAAGTCCTGAAAGACAATCTTTTTATAGTTCAAAAATATGGGTAGAGTTAGTAAAAAAAGTTTGGCATAGAGATAATGCTATTTGTCAAAATTGCAATAAACCCCATAATACGGAATTGAATAGAGGTAATTTTCATATACATCATATAATTAGTTTTCAAGTAAAAGAATATAGGGATGATTTAAGTAATTTAATATTACTGTGTAAAGATTGCCACAAATGGGTTCACAGTAAAAAAAATGTAAATAAAATTTTAATTAAAACAATAAAATAAAAAAAATGAGTACAGTAAAAGACCAAATTATTACAGATACATATAGTATTTATAATGGGGATTGTTTTGACGTAGTTGCAACAATTCCAGATAAAAGCATAGACCTTGTAGTATATTCACCTCCTTTTTGTGGCTTGTATAATTACAGTTCTTCGGAACGAGACTTTAGTAATTGCGAAAGCAAAGAACAATTTTTGGAACAATACGAGTTTTTAGTTCAGCAAATGGCAAGAGTTACAAAAGCTGGCAGAATTAATGCTGTGCATTGTACCGATGTACACGATAATAGATGTTTTCTGTGGGACTTCCCTGCTGAAATAATTAAAATACATCAAAAGTATGGCTTCCATTATCGAAATAGAATTACAATTTGGAAAGAGCCATTAAAAGTAAGAATGAGAACAATGGTACAAAGTTTAATGCACAAATTTATTGTAGAAGATAGCACAAAATGCTTTACTGCAATGCCTGATTATGTATTAATATTTACTAAAGAAGGCGATAATTTAGTACCTGTAACCCATTCGCAAGGATTAAAAAATTACTTTGGTGCAACTCCAATAGTAAGCAACATTTTAACTGCTTGGAATAATGCCAATAATACAAAGCTAAATGAGGAACAATTGTGGGAACACTTAAATAATAGTTTTTATGATAGTGAAAACCCTGCAAATAAATTAAGTCATTACATTTGGCAAAGATACGCTTCAAGTGTTTGGGATGATATTAGAATTGATAATGTATTGCCATTTAAAGACAGCAAAGAAGAAGATGACGAGAAGCACGTACACCCTTTGCAATTAGATGTAATTGATAGGATTGTTGAATTATACTCAAATCCAAATGAAGTTGTTTTAACTCCTTTTGCTGGTGTTGGTAGTGAAGTTTACAGCCCTGTTAGTTTAGGTCGTAAGGCAATAGGAATTGAATTAAAAGATAGCTATTATAAGCAAATGGTTTTAAATATGAAGGATGCAAAAAAACGTGTTATGGGTGCTGTTAAGTATGTTAGCTTGTTTGATGCAGTTCAGTAGTATTGCCCATAACGTATTGTGGCTTTATTTCAGTAGCGGAAATAATACAAAACCATATTTAAGTTATGCAAAAAGGTTATAAATACAGACTTATTTTCAATTAAAGACTGAACCCGCTATTGAATTAAACCACTGTTAGCACTTGTTTTTATTACTAAATGAAAATTTTAACATTAATTTTTGCTTTTTTATTTGGTTTATAACAATATTAATGCTTATATTTGCATATATAAATTTTAAAACTATAAAAATATGGAAACATTGAAT